ACTTCAGCATCTTCTCCAAACATAGATAAAAATTCATCATCTGAAATTATTTCTTTTAAAGAATCAACAGTATCAGCTATAGAAGATTGATATGCTAAATTAAACATACGATCTTTTAATTCTTTATCTAATTCTATTTGTCTGCTTTCTTCTGAAAGTTTTCCATAATCTATAGATACTTCTATTTCTCCATCTTTGTTTTTATATTCATAAACTTCTCCTTCTGTTATAGCTTTAATCCTATCTGAATTTTTTTGTAATATTTCTGCTCTTGCTACTAATTTTTGTATATCAGAAAATTGTTTAGCTTGTGCAGCAGTTCCATTACCTCCTTGCACAGCTTGTATAGCTTTCCCTGTTCCTTCAAACACTACTCCACCTATAGTTCCCCAAAAAGCAGATTCCCATAAATGACCATCAGATAAATATTCGTCAGCTCTACTATTTATATTTTTTTCTTTTTCTCCAGCTAATGTATTACCATAATAAGTACCTTCTTTAGCAGCGACAAAATTTACCATTTCTTCTATGCCTTCTGTACTTTGTCTTGCTAATACAGCAGCACTTGTATTTAATCCTTTTCTAAATCTTGAAACAGGTTTAGAAGGTTCTGCATCAACTCTAATTCTTTTAGGTTTTTTTAATTTTACTTTACCTATTGTACCTAATTTAAGAAGTGGAGCCATTTGTATCATATCAAAAACAACATTAACTGCATCTAATTGATAAGTTCTCCATGCTGCTTTAGCTCCTATATGTATTGCTAAATTTTCTTGATTTACTTTTACACCTTGTGCTTGAAGATCTTTTGCTGTTTGTGATGTTGAAGCATTGCCCCAAGCAAGAGGATCATTTTTCCATTTATCAATAAGACTTTCTCTCATTTCTTGTCCTACTAAAGAAGATTCCATAAATCCTTCTGCATTACGCATAACAGAAGCAGAAGATACTAATTTAACAATATCATCTGTTGTTTTACTTGCTAAAACTTTTCCTGTTTTAGAAATAAGATTTGCAGGAGAATTTTTAAAAACAGCAGCAATAGCTCTAACTGATTTACTTGCAATTTTAGCTCCAAGTAAACCTGGGCCTAATAAACCTACTGTACTTGCAACAGAAGTTAAACCTTCCATCCACCAAGCAAAATCTCCAAAATCAAATGTAGCACTGGGATTTTCTTTGTATATAGGAAATTGATCTTTTGAATAACCTTTAATTGCGTTAGACCACTCTATTAAAGTGTTATTAAAATCAGCAGGTCTATTATTTGCGTAATCAACAATAGCTTCTCCTATACCTCCTACAGAACCTACTGCTCCTATAGATTGTCCTACTATACCATCTAAAACACTTTGAGCTACAAAATTACCAAATTGGTCCCAACTAGTTTGACTTAAAGCTCTTAGTTTATCATTATCTTCTCCTATACGTAATTGAAAAGGATATTTATTAGGATTAGTAGTAATATCTAATTTACCACCATCTATAGTAGTCATTTTATCTATAAAAGAAGAATTTAAAATATTGTCTAAATCTGCTTCTTGAAAAATTACTTCTTCTTCTTCTTCTGTATTTTGTTTTGTAGAATCTGGTTTAGGTTCTTTTGTAAAAACTCTATCTAATTCTTCTTCATTAAAAATTATTTCATCATCTTCTTTTTCTACAGAAGATGAATTATTAGCTTTTTTTAAAGAATCTATTTTTTCTTTTGTTGGTTTAACAGTATCAGAAATAATAGTATCAGTATTTACAGGAGGTATAGGTAAATTTTTAAGTTTGTCCATTATTTTTTTGCTTCTTTTGCTTCTTTTGCTTCTTTTCTTTCAGCTCTAACTAACATTACTGCTTCTGCATACTTTTGCATATCAGCAAGCAACGCTGATTTAGATGAATATGTTTTTACTTGTTCTATTTTTTCTCCTGTTTTTAATATTTTAGGTACAATCATTCTATAAGGACTAGTTGCTGCTGTAGGATATTTTATACTTCCTACATCAGTACTTTGCATTATATCTACAGTTAAGCCAAATTCTTTTAGTGTGCCTTGTTTACTGTAAGATTGTTCTAAACTTCCTACAAAATTACTTAACATCATTCTTGCAAAATTAGTATGATTTTTTTCAAGAAGATACCCTATTATATTATCAGGAGCAACAACTTTATATTTTCCCGCAGCTATTTTTCTATCACCACCAGTTGCTTTCATAGCATCAAAAACAAACTCTACTCTTTTATTTTTTCCACTATAAGTTACTCCTACAAAAGTAAGATCATCAAAAGGTTTATCTTCTGCTCCTGTTCCTGCTTTAATTATAGTTTTATCTTCATCTAATTCTTGTGTATGTATTCTTTCTAAATTATGTGTTATTGCGCCACCATCTACACCTGCCATAGTTCTAACTAAAGCAGTTCCAAGTTTATTAAATTTTGCATCTTCTGTAACAAGAATACCTATATTTTGTACAGTAGGAACAGCTCTATTTTTTAAAATATCATTATATTTTTTATATTTTGGAGCTTTTAAAGCTTCTGCTATAGCATCTTTTTTTGCTGTTCTTCTTATATAATCTAAAGTGTATGGTTCATAACCTCTGTCTTGCCTTCTTGAAGAACTTGCTTCTAAATCCGTAACTTCTGCTCTATAAAGAGGGTCGTATATATTATCAAGAACTTGTTGTGTTACTTCTGCTTCTTTTAATGCTGATTGTTTAGCTCTAGTTAAATCATTATGCATTAATTTATTTTGAGATACAACAGCTTCTAAATCAGTAATAGTATCTGTTACATCTTGTCCTTGGGCATTTATATTACCTTCTACTATACCATTAACTTTTTTATATTCTTCTAAAATATTAATACTAGCGTCAATATTAGCTTGAGCTGATTCAATACCTATGTCTAATTTATCAGGACTATCAAATTCTAAACCTTGTGTTCGATCTTTTACTTCTACAACAGCACCATTATTCCATAAAGAAGGAAATGGATTTGTAGTAGGAGTAGTTTCTCTATTATCTACTTTAGTAGTTCTTTGAGGAATATAACCTGTAAGCTTTCTAGCAACACCATTTATTATATCAAATTGTTTTAATATTCCCCATTGTTCTTGGGAATTAAAATTTTTAATATTGCCTCCTGTTAAATTATCAAAAGCTTGTTTTTGAACTCCTTCTAAATTATCATTTAAATACTTAAATTGAGCATTTATATTTTCAGGTATTATTCTTCCTAATTCTGTATCTATAGTTAAATCTTGAAGTAAAGAATTTTTTATTTTACTATCATTTCTAAAAGCATTAGAAGCAACAGAAAATGCTTTTTCATAAGCTACTCCTTTACCTGATTGATCAATAATTAAACCGTCTTTAAAAACAATACCTTCTAAATTTCCATCTTGTGCTATGTCTCCTACTACTTTAGTTAAAGCATCATGATATTGAATTTCTTCATTAACAGCCATAGTTCCTATAGGATTATAACCTCCTTGACCATCACGTAAATCAGGAGTTCTATTATCTGCTATTATTTTTATTTCATTTGCTTTAGTTCCTGAAATAACACCATCTTCAACAGCTTTATCTATTTTAGCATGATAAGCTTTTAATTGATCTGATCGACTTTGAATAGCAGCTAATTCTCCTCTTGTAGTATCTTTATAAATTTTTCTAGCAAAAGCTTTAGCTTGTGATCCTGCTTTACTTAAATCTCCATTTACATCTCTTGATATGTCAAGATAGCCTTTATCGTATTCATTTAATTTTTCTTTTTTACGATCAGTGTCTTGCTTTATAGAATCAACATTAAGTTGAAGCATACTTTCATCTATTTCAGATTCGTTATCATCATAAGATTTTTGTCTAGCATCTAACACTTCTTTAATTTCTTCTATAGGTGCTTCTATAGCTTGAGGAACAAAAGTTTCAACTATTTGTGATTTAGCAGGAGTATCAAATCTATTAATAGCCATTATTTAAAAATTAAAAATATCGTCAAACATTGTATTAGGGTCTTCAAAATCTAAAGAAGGATTAGATTTAAATACTTTAGCATCTTTAGATGCAGCAGGAATAGTATTGATAGTTGGTAAAACTGGTTCTCCAAAAGAAATATCTACTCCTTTTCTTTTTAAAGATAAAGGAGCTAATTCATTATTATGTAATATTTTACCTTTTTTATTTACAGTATAAATTTGATTATACTGTTGAGAAATAAGATCAAGTTTAAAATCTTCTCTAGCTGCTGTAGCATCATCTTTTTTCTTTAATTGATTATTTTTAACAAGAGTTTGAGAGGCTAAAGAAGAATCAGAAATAGCTTGTCTTCTAAAAGCTCTTTGTGCTGCTTCATTTTGAGAATCCATAACATCAAATTGAACATCTAAATTAACATTAGCTTGTTGTTCTTGATTATCTAATTGAATATTAGCGTTATCTAATTCTTGTTCTCTAGCTGTTCTGTCTGCTATTACTTTAGTTTTTAATTTATTTCTTCTCGTAGAAGCAGCACCTAAATTAGAAAGAGCAACTCCTGCACTTCCTCCTGATTTTTTAATAATATTATCTGTATCAGCTCTAAAAGTTTCTTCTGCTTCATTTATTTGTTCTTGCGAATTATCAACAAATTTAAATTTTTTAGTGTCTACATATCTACGATTAGTTTTTTCAGCAGGTTTATTTCCTTCAGCAAGATTAAAAATAGATGGAAGCATTTGAGCAGCAAAAGCAAAAGAATTATTATTTAATCCATCTTTTGCTGTTCCTTCTACGGTGTCAACAGGAAGTTTTAAACGTAAAGTATTAAATTTAGGAGCATCTTTTTTAGAAATAGTACCAGATTTATCTAACATGTTCATAACTTGTTTTCTTTTTGATCCGGGAATTATAGTATCATCTGGTCGTACTGTAGTATCTACACCTCCATTTTTATGTGTTTTTTCTCCTGCATAATCAGCAATTAATTTATATCTATTTCCTTTGCTTTTTCTAAAATGTAATTCATCTTTTTCTACTTCTACACTTTTTGTATTATCCATAGCTTGTGTTCCTTTTGTATATCTCTTACCATTTTTAGCAATACTTTGAACAGACGTAGAATCAGATGTTATTTTATTGTTACCAATTCTTTGTGCTTCTTTTTGATTAAAATCAAGTTCTGCTTTTTTTTGTTCTTTTTTTATTCTTTTAGATTGGATTATTGATCCTAAAATAGGAATAGCTTCTTTAAAATTACCATCAAGAGCAGACCCAATTCCTGAAAAAGGATCAATTATATCTCCAATAATATTACTTCCATTTTTAGTTTGATCACCTGCAATAGTTTTTCCTGCACCAGAAAGCAAACCTGCAACAGCACCTGCGCCAGGAAGTGCCATATCTAAACCTGTAGTAAGAAGACCATCAACAGGACTACTTTTAGCAGAAGTATCTTCTGGTATATATTTATTATATTGAGAAGAAGGCATTACATTTTGAACACCTTTACTATAAATTGGTTTATATCTTTTCATATTAAATAATATTACGTCTAAATGCTAATTTTAAATAAGTAAGAAAAATAGTAAATTCATCAGGTTCATTTTTTAATACTAAATCAAGAATAGCATATTGTCCTTTCATTCTTCCTTTAAATAATTTATTAGGATTACGATTACTTATATCTTGTATATCTTTTGTTCTTTCTTCATTTTTTATTGTATCTAAAGGTAAAGTTATTCTATATTCTTTTCCTTTATATTTTGCTCTTACTGCATCACTTGGCACATTATCATACAAAGAATTTGTAGCAACAAATGATTTTTCTCCTGTATGTTGATCTACAGTATATAAATTCATGTAACTAAAAAATTTAAGTGGTTTTAATACTTCATTTTCATCTAGTATTTTTGCTCCTACTGTTAAATTATCATATATTTTTTCAAACAAAGGTTCATTTAACACAAAACTTAAATAATTATCATCTCTACTTTGTAATTCATATTTAGCTCTTTCACCAATATTAAGTTCATATATAAAACCTTCTGTAGAATATAAAAAATCTTTATCTTTATTTATAAACCAATTAGGAAAATAAGTATGTGAACCTGTCCATGAATTAAGTTTTAAAGCAAAGCTATAAGTAAATCCTTCAATACCTAATTTAGTTAAAATGTATCTACTATTAATATAATCAAAACCTGAAATATATCCTATATTGTTGTTAATTGATTCTTCTAATACTTCGATATTTTTTTCAAAAAAAGTACGTTTACCTATATCACTTATTTCTTTAACTGTATCAGTAAATTGAAAAATTTTACCTCTAGCATTACCTATAAAAAATACACCAAAAGGAGTAATAACAGTAGCTTGTTTAGATGTACTTCCTAAATATCCTCCTTCTATATCAAATAATTCTGTAGGAGGTCTAGAAAATATACCTCCTGTTCCTAATACTATTTGAGATACATCTGTTATTAATTGTTCAGTACTATTTATATATGTTTTATAAAATCCTCTATTAGTATGTATAAAAAATACATCATTATAAACAAACGTATTTGTTATTATACCTTTATCTTTAGGAATATCTTGAAAATTATTAGGTAAAAATATTCTATAATTATCTGATATTTCACCATCAAAAGATATTTCAGATCGTATAGTTCTATTTAAAAAACTTGTTACTTCTGTAAATAATAAAGGTTTACCTATAAAAGATTTAATATCTTTTTCTTTGCTATATTGTTTATTATATCCTTTAGATTGACCAAAAGATAAATTATAATTAAATAATCCTATTGGTTCATCAGGAGAACTTAATATTTTGTATTTAGGAAAATAAGGTAAAGAAGAAGTGTTTTCTACACTATCTTCTTCATAATGTCGAAAACTATAATTACCTATTGTTTCTAAAAAAGTATAAACAATACTTTTTATTTCAGCAAAATCATCATTGATTCCATGACTATCTCCCATTAATATTGCTATTTTATTAATATAAGTATCACCGCCTGAAAACTTTTTTATACCATAACTATCTACAGAACCTAATATTGAACCACATTCAATATAAGAAGCATCTTCTACTTTTCCATATTGTCTATTAGTTAAATTTAATATACTTATTATAGGTATATTAGAAGTTTCATTGTTTACTTGATAATAATCATCAGCTCCACTATCAAAATAAAAATCATCTGCAACATAATTAGCAGGATTTTGACCTCCATTAGTACAAAAAACTAAGTGGCCATTGCTTGCACTAAGAACATAAGAAGTAGTACTTAAACCAGTAAAAGGCAAAGTAAAACCTCTGTTAATAGAGGCTACTCCTGTAGCAACAGTAGTTAAATCAAAAGGAGCAGATTCAAAATAATCTCCTTGTAATGAAGTAATAACATGTCCATTATCTGTATTTATTTCTCCTTTACAATCAATTAAACTATATGCTTGTATATCTTGTCTTTCTTCTCTGCTATCGTATGGCCTAGTTCCTAATACTGTAGCTTGTCTTAAACAATGAGTAAAAGAAAACTGATTAATCATTCCAAAAATATTATCAGGAGCATATAAAACAAAAGGAGTAGATTCTGTATCTTCTAAAGAATCAGGATCATCAATAAGTAAACCTTGAGTTGCAGTAAAACCATATCCAGGAACAGGTGTAAGAAATGTACCTGTTTTAAATAATCGTTTTCCTAATCCATGAAGTACAACACTTCTATTATTGGAACTATTTCTTTCTTGTCTTACTATTTTAAATCCTTGTATTTTATTTTGTAGAGAAACAGGTAAAGAAGGAAGTTCTATTTTAAGTGTTATTATTCTAACAAAAGTAGTATTATCAACAACTCTAGTTGTTAATTCCTGCTCTAAATTAGGCATTCTATGATGTCTAACATTTCCTGAAGGGTATCCTTTACCAGAAGGATAAATTTCATCAGAACGATATGTTCCTAATAATCCTGTAGTTTTGTTGGCATTAGAATTAGTTAAACTTACAGCAGGTATATGATAGCTAAATCCTTCTGTAGCTCCTTTAAATATAGGAACTAGAGCAAAAGAATATATTTCATCTCTCATATAACTTACTTTTAAAGAAGCTACAAGTTCGTTTCTATAATCTTGAGGAATATCTTTAGATATATTTATTTCAACATTAGATGTTGCTTTTTCAAAACCTGTATTAGACTCTTTATTGCTTGTATGTTCCCAAACAACACCATTAACATTAGCTTCTATATTTTCTGTAGAAGGAAGTTCTTCTATTTCATAATATAATTTAGTATTATTAGCAACATCTTGAAATTCTAAATCAAGAGATTCTGCAACTAAACCTGATAATAATAAAATATTATCTTTTTGTTGTATGTGTCTAGCTGATTTATATACAGTAGGTTGAACAGTAAAATCTTCTTCTATAAGTTCTCCTAATATTTGAGTATCAGAAAAATAAGTAAAATCAGTAGTTGTTGCTGTTATTTCTTTTCTACCTATAATAGAATATTTAGGTATATTACTAACTCCTACATAAGTAATAACTACTATTTCAATAAAAGGATAATTTTTATCTATATTTTCTATATTTACTGTAATAGCTTTTGAAGAATTACTTTGAGGCGGTGCGCCATCTGTATCTACAGAATTAATATTATCATCAGTAAGTTTAATAGGACTACTTAATATTCCTATACTAGTAGCATTACCCCCATTAGTTAAATATCTAGCTCCTAATATATAAGTTCCAGTTAATAAATCTCCTGTATCTGTAATAGCTTTTACTTCAGTTCTGCATACAGTAAAACTAAACTGTAAAGGTGTTTCAGTTGTAAAAGAACTTTCACTAGGTAATGCATCTAAATTAATTCTTCTGTTTGCATTTATACCATCTACTAAATATACAATTCTTTCACCTAAATAATTAAGTCTGGCTTCTATATCAACAAGGCTAGAGAAAGGAAATTGTAATAAATTGGTATTAGTATAAAGTTTAGAATTAGTATCTAAATTAGATACAAAAGAAACATAATTATAATCTTTATCACAAACACCTAATTCTGATACATTTCCATTTGATGAAGATAAAGCAAGTATTATTTCACCATTTAAAATAAAATTACCTACAATAGACATTCCATTAGGAATAGATAATTTAAGAACAGTTCCTTTTTCTGTTATTAATTGCCCATCTTCATTACGAAGATAATTAATAGCTTTTCTATAAGAACCTTTAGGTTGTTTTTCTACAGAAAAATCGTCATGCTCTCCTTTTTCAAAAGTATAAATAGATTCTTCTTTCATTATCTAAGACGATTATTACCGCTTAAATTTAAGCTTTCTTGTTTACCTAAACCTACAAAATTACTTTGATATGATTGAGGATTAATAACTAATCTATGAAATTCATTTTTAAGAACTTCCATTAATTCTTTATCAGGCATACGAGCTTGGCCTCTAGCTTGTTTACAGTAAAACCCCCATCGACCATAACTATAATCTAAATTGTTTAATTCAGGTACATTAAAAACATGCCCTCTCAATCTAGATTGATATGCTACTTTCCATAATAAAGCATCTTTATAAGACACACTATCAGGTATTAAAAGAAAACCATCTTTATCAATAGGCAATAACAATAATTGAAATTTCATTATTCCTTCAGGAAAAGAAGTTATTACTTCTCTAAATTGAATATTATAATCATTACTTGTTATTTTAGTATTGTTTATAAATACAGATAAATCTTCTACATCATCATCAGGAGTAAGCATAGGATTAAGATTATACTGATAACCATCTAGCAATGCAGAAACTTTATATGTTTCACAAGGAAGATGGCCTGTATAGTTTTTAATTATTACTTCTCTTATTTCTTCTCGAAATTGACTTTTAACACCTATATGTTTTAAACCTTCAATTACCCATTCTTTAAAATCATTAAAAGGAATAGTAGATTCTCCTAAACCTAAATCTCTTATGATTTCTTGTATTACTACGTTAATGCTTATTAAATTATTTATCATTCTAAGAATTGTTTATGACCTCCTTCAGTTTGCATTATTTTTGATAAAGCTCTTTTATTAGTACTTGTTGCTTCAAAAGCAAACATATAAGAACCTGCTACTTGACAACTTTCTTTTTTCCAATAATAAGCTGCTCTATATCCATCACTATGATGATTAAGATGTTTAATTTTTTCACCTGTTTTCATTAAATGAGGTATGTCTATACTTGCATATTTAACATTTAATTTTTTCTTTCTTATTCTAAATTCTCCTAATTTATATGGTAAATTAAATATAACACCTTTAAGAAGTGCTTTAAACATTTTTTTGTTAAATAAGTATATTATTTTTTTAAAAGTATTTATACTTATTTGATAACTAGGATCATAATTTTTACTTAAAGGTTTAAAAAACTTTAAATATATTACAGCAGCACTATATCCTTTATCTGGAAAAGTCATGCTTCATTACCATCATTAGCATCATCTTCAGGAACAACAAGACTAAAATTAATTTCACCTTTCATTAACATTTCATATATTATTTGTAAATGAGTTCCTGAAATAGGATATTCAACATTATAAGTTTTAAGTGTTTCTTTGTTTTTATATTCAATAGCTTTTAAAGGATGTTTAAATACTCCTACAATAGGAATCTTTTTTACAGATTTATCTCCTGTTAATAAAACTATTTTATTTGCTCCATAAGGAAAAAAGTAACCTGCTCTAGATGTGTATCTAGCAAACTGTACATAAGGAGCGCGATGTTGTTGTATATAATCAAAAGTATTAATACCTTGACCTATTCTTCTTACAGCTAATCCATCATCTAAAGATAATAATTGTGGTATATCTTTTGTTATTCTAAAATTTTTATCTAAGTCAGGATAATTTTCTACATTATTTTCTACTTCTACTCTTCCTATAGATTGATCTAATCCATCAAGAACATTTCTTTTTTTTCTATATTCTTGACTTATAAGTCTTTCCCTATAATAATCAATTATAAAAATAGTTTGTTCATCACTTAGGTCTACATCATCTGATTGTAGTCCACCACCTCTTAAATTTTTGATATTATATATAATCTCTGATGCTAAAGCCATACTAGTATAATATAAAAAAAAATAGCCAATAAGAAAAACTTATTGGCTATAACTTTAGGAAAAAATTCTATCTAATTTTAAACATTAGGTAGACCTGCACCTGCCATCCAAGAATCAAGAATACCTTCTACTGCATTTAATTTAGTAGCAGCACTTGATCCATCGAAAGCAATAATTGTAGTAGCAGGACTTTTATATAAACCTAATGCTCCATTTACTTCAATAAAATGTTCAATAGTTAACAAAACATAAGCACCAGTTGGCACTGCAATAGGAACAAAATCATCAACAGGAAATGACGTTTTGTTAGTTATTCCTCTACGAGAAGATTCATTAAATTCCATATCACGTACTTGTTCCCAATAACCAGAACCAATATCAGCAACAGTGGTAGTAACAGCCATTTCAGAACCAGTTACACCATTAACAGGAGCTAAGTTTATTGTAAATTCTGCTTGTTGATAATAATTAACTGATTTAGTAGGTATAGCTACACCTGTTAAAATAAGAGCAATTCCAGTAGGAGAAGCAATACCTCCTGCTTGATCAGCAGTAGCACTTACATCTACAGTAACAGTATCTCCTGTATAAGGTCTATCTAGTTCAAGAACTCCTGCACTTATTACTTTACCTACTTTATAAACAATATCTATAAGACTTATATAAGCACCTACAGCTAAACCATGACTAGCACAAGTAACTACTTTGCTGCCTTTAGTTGCAGTAGCATCATTAGTAAATTCAGTAATAGTTCCTGCACTTGCTGTAACAGTACATATTACTTTGTTTTGATGTCGTGAACTATCTTTATTTATTTTAGCAGCTAAAGAAAGAGCAGCATCAATATCACTAGCACTAGCTCCTGTAGTATAGTAATAGTCTAAAGAACTAGCTCTATGAGGCATAAATCTATGACGATCTTTAGTTGTTAGTCGAAGTCTATATTCTGTCAAAGCAACTAAAGATACAGCTAAACTTGTTATTTGCTGTGAAGGAGCAACATAAACTGACTTTTTATAAGATGTTACATTCTTAGCAATAATATCAGAAGACAATCTTAATTTTTTATCACTATCAGGTAAACCTACTGGTAAACCTAAAGCAATTCTAATAACATCATTTCCTACTGCTGAAACAGGAGTAGGTGTACCTGTTATGTTTGTGTTATTTTTATTTAACACAAGAACATCGCCTGCAACAATACTTGTCAGACTAGTTCCTGTATTAGCACCTCCTATATTTGAGACTAATACAGATTCTACGTTGTTAATGTTCATAATTGTATATATTTAATTTAAATTGGTTACTCTACATTTGCTTTCTTAACTGCAAAAGATTGAACACGTTTTGATTCAATTATTTCTAATGCACTATCAACAGCAAGTTTAACTATCTCTCTATGAGTATGTTCAGATAAATCTAATTCAGTTTCCATATTTGTTGAATCAACAATATTAAAACGTCTTAGATACGTTATTCTTAATTTAGGAATAATTGTTGAAAATCCAATTAAATCCAAAGGTTTTTTTATAACTATTTTGTCTCCTTCAAAATATCCTCTTGGTCTTTTATACGAACTTTGATTAAAAGGATCATCTTCTACTATATCAATATTATCGTGTTTATCTAATTTAACTCCTTTATATATAGATACATCAGATTCACTTACTTGAAATTGACCTCTTAAATAAAATTGATATTTAGGATTAGCACTTGATAAAGTATAATTTATAAGAGAAATATCTTCAGCATCTACTTCTCCTATTAAAGTTATTTTAGTTACTAATACTCTTAAATCATCTATGCGTTTTTGTATAGCTTCAAATCCTTGACCACGCAAAGCAAGTGTTTCTATAGGCAAATATTTGTTTTTAATATATTGCTCAAAAGTATCATTAAATATAACATCTATTACTTCATTTTCTATTTCAGGTGTTGCTCCTGTATCTAGTTTATCTAGTAAAACTCGAAATAAAATATATGCTTTATTTATAGTCATTATTAATCTTGTAATTCTTTAATTAATTTATCTGTATCTTCTTGTAAAGGTAATTTAGGTTGACTTTTTTCTTTCATTAAATCAGTATATGTACTTGCAACAGCTCCTGCAATTTCATTGTTAGCTGGTCTTTTTAGAAATTCTATAGCTAAATCAGCACTTGCTCCTAACAATGTATCTCCATATAGAAAAAGATTACCTTTTTGTTTTATAATATTATTAGAAACGTATTTAAAAAGTTTTATTCTACTTTTATAATTATCAGATTTAATTCTATTTAAAAATTCTAAAGAATTATTTTCTACATCTCTACCAACTAAATCAATTATAACACTCGGAGTTACAGTATCTACAATTCTACCTTGTGATATTAAATAATCTAGTCTATCTTCTTCACTCATTTTTCCAAAAGCAATAAAAGCATCTGTTTTACCTTGCAAACGTCTATTATCTTTTTGTGCTTTTTCTTCTTCATTGTGTAATTCTAAAGTAGCAGTTGCACTAATTTCTCCTCTTGAACAAACAAGACCTGAAGCTTTAAGAACTTGCACAATCATTTCTTGTTCATCTTGATTTGTATCTAATAAAACACCTTTTTCTGGTATTTCTAATTTAAAATTAACCCAATATTCAGATTTTAAAGAACCATCACTTAGATTTAACTGGTCAGTTAATGCTCCTTTAGATAATCCTAAAGTTTTTTCATAACTAGCAATTTGTTCTGGTGTAAGACCTAAATTAAGTCTTTTTGTTTTTTTACTTATAGAAGGAGTAAAAGCCATAGTTGTGTCTCTATATGATTTTACACCTGACCACTTGTTAGTTCCTTTTATTGTTAATGTATATAATGGTTTGTTTTTCATAACTTATTAATTTTTACTTTATATAATAAAAGGCATTACTGAATTGTAATGCCTTTATATTTACTTTTTATTATGCATCTAATCTAAAAATCAACTCTCCTGCTGAAGTTGGGTCTTGCATTTGAATACCACATTCACTTAACATATGAACTCTGTATCCATCTATACCACTTCCTCTCATAGTAGAAATAGATTTTGCAACCCCTCCATAAGGATCAGTAGAACCTGCTTCATGCCACATTGCATTTTCACTATCTGTAAGAGATACTTTTCTAATATTGTTTTTACCGTCTTTTCTACCAAAATTAAGAATAGTAAATCTATAAGATTCTACTGGACGTTGAGTAATAGGATGTAACTCTCTATTGTGTACTAAATCATCGTAAGGATCAAATTCTTTAACAGTTAATTCAATACCATTTAAAAATTTAACAGTTCTATATTGTCCTTGAAAAGTTAAATCTTGTCCTTCACCATTTATAAATACTCCACCATCAGTAACAACAATACCTCTAGCATTAGCTTCATTTCTAATAGCTCTGTCAAATTCTCTCATTCCCATTTTACCAGTAAGAGCAACAAACTTATGATCACCACCCCATGCATTAGCAGCATAAGATAATTTCAATAAGAAATCATCAAGTAGTGTATAAGTTAAATTGTTGTAATACTGTACGTTTGAAGGAGAAATTTGTTGACGTACACCTGCTCCATGATATACAGGTCGTTGAGATTGACCTCTTACAACAGTATTAGAAACAGGAGAAGAATTGAATTGAGTATAAATCATACTTCTATCAATTTCTCTTTGCCATTGTGCAAGAGCTGTCCATTCACCTATTTTAGTCCACAATCTTGTGCTTTTACTTGGATCAACAGGATCATGTAGTTTTAGTATCATAACTGCTTTAGAAGCAGTACGAGAAACATCATAATGTTTTCTTAATGTAGTAAGTTGATTAAGCAACTGTACAGGTGTAGAATAATTTGTACCACCACCTTTACTAGAATATTCTTCTACAGTAGAATACATTTTAGATACTTCATTGCCTTTACCTAAAACAGAAGGATCAATAAAATCTACATCATTATCAACAAGTTGAACAGGGTAAACAAAAAATACTCCATCTTGATAAGGTTCATCACAAACTCTTATCATATTACCATTATCAAGTCTTAGATTATCAGTAGCTTCATAATGATTTTCTTCAAGGATTAAATCAAATTTAGACTGACCTAAACCTGCTTGGGTAGCTGTAACTGCTTTTGCAATTTTTACAGTAATTTCTGTTTGTCCGTGTACATCCCATTTGTACTGTCTATCAGAAGTTTCTTTAGTATTACCTATACCGCCAGTCAACATATTTAACACATTATTACCTGTCATACCAAAGGCATAAGCAAGTACACCTTCCATTTTAGTAGGCTCTGTTAAATAAGCATTAGCAAGGTGATTACTTTCAGTTAGTCCTGAAAAATCTCTCGATACATTTAACTGTAAAGGAGAGAGGTTATCTTGTGTTTTCATCTTATTAAATAAAGTTAATTAAAAATTTTTTATCTTAAAAAAGAAGGTAATGCACTTATAAAATCTTGTACAGTATTTCCTTCTTGTTCTTTATTAGTATCTGCTCTTTTTTGTCCTTGTGAACGTGAAAGATCAGCTTTGCTTACTTTATCTAATTCTTTTTTAAGGTCTGTAACTGCTTGACTTTTTACTTTACTTTCAAGAGATTTAAATTTAAAACCTTTTTTAACAAAAAAAGCTTGTTTAACTAAAGTAACCGGATCAGCAGTATCAATTTGAAATTGTGTTTTACCTTCTTTAACTGGTTTAAGTATATAATTATATAACTCTTGTTTTTCTTTTTTATCTATTTTAAAACCTTCAATATCTTCCATATCAAATATTGTAGTTTTATATTTTTCTAATTTTTTAGCAGCTTTTTCTCTTTCATTTTTAGAAAATGTACTAGCTGTTTCAAGTTTTATTTGTTTATCACTATCAGCTTTTTGTTTTAATTTTGTAGCTGCAAATTTAGCTTCTTTACCTAATTTATCATTAGTTTCTAGTAACTCAATTTTTTCAAAAATATCTTCTGTTGACATTCCTTGTGTTTTATAATAATCAGTTATAAGAAATTTTTGATTTTGAGCATCATCTAAATCAACATTATCATAATCAGGTGAATCTAAAACTGTTTCATAATCAGAAGGATCACCACCATTATCTACAAATGTTAAATAATCTTGAACTTTTTGTGGAAGATTGTTTTTATAATCACTTAAAGCTTTTTCTTTATTATGATTAATAATTTTAACAAAGTCTTCTTTTTTAGTTAAATCAAATGCTGTATCAGTTTCTTTTAATTCAGGAATATCTAAAGTTCCATCACTACTTAATTCATCTGTTATTTTTTTATATCCATTAGTATCTTCTACTTCTGCATATTTAGAATAAAACTCTATTTGATCTTCTGTTCTATCTGTTTCTTTAATTTTTTTTATAGTTTCTAAAGTAGTTTTTTTTTGCTCTTCTAAAGCAATTATATCATTATCAATAGGTTTATCTTGGTCTAACTTTGCTGCTTCTTCTATTTCTTCAGGAGTTAAATTTGATTTTTTATTAACTTCAGCAGTTTCAGCAGCTTCAGCAGCTTTATCTGCAATTTGTTTTTCTGTTTTAGTTTCTTCTTCAACAGTATCTTCTGTGTATTCTTGTCCTTCTAACTTAAAATGATCTAATCCACTCATAACTTTATTTGATTTTAACTTATACTAATATAATACTTTTTTTTTACTGTCATAATTTTAATGACAAGTCATAATTTTTTTTATGACAATAACGTGATAAAAAGGGTTCTTACTCTTCTGTTTTAGTTTCTTTTACTTTAAATGATAATATACCAAAATCAGAATCTATATCTCCTATAGATTTATTAGCTTCTTTAATATTCCATTCATCTGCTTCTCTAGAACCTGTTTGTCGAATTTTAACAACAATTTCATATTCTTGACCTGTGGCCCAATTTTTTATTTCAGGTAAATCTTTAGAACTTACATTTAAATGTCCTTTATAATTAGGTACTGATACTTTTTTACCTTTATTCTCACCATATTTTACTTTTGTTACTTTTACGGGTACTCCCATTATTTTTTATTTTTAGTGTCGTATTGATTTTTGTTTTCTTTAGCTATTTTTAATTGATTGTCAACTTGTTTTTGCTTTATTTTTAAATCTTCTTTTTTTATAATCATATCATCTTGATGTTTTCTTTCAGCTAAAGATTGCTTTTGATTATCAAGATACATTTTACTTGTTTCTATTACATCAGGAATATTGTTTTTATTAACATCTTTATCTTCAGAAAAACCAAGTGCTTGTATAGTAGCAACTCTTATTCTAGTATTTGATTCTAAAGTTGCTCTAGCATCTTCTCTTTCTTGAACGATTTCTTCTTTTCTTGTTTCTTCTTGTTTTGCTGCTATTATAGCATCTTGTTGTTGTTTTTGAACTCTTTGTTCATATATACGTTTATCTTTTTCAGATATTTCGAGAGTAGTCATTTTTTCTGCAAAAGAACTAGAGTTCATTATTTTAATATAATCTTTCAAATCTACAGTACTAGCTTGTAAAGCATATTCAGCACCCCTTTCTATATTAGCTAATTTTTCTTTGTGTTTAGCACCGTTTGTAATAAAGATAGCATAATCGCTATCATTCAATTCAGTGCCATCTATGTCCATCATAATAGGAAAAGATTCGTCTACAAAGAACCTGCCTTTCTTGCCGTCAGCATATAATATTTGCGCAACTGATATAAGCTGTGTGAGAACGTCTTTTTTGCATTGATCATGTGTATAAAAGTAAGGAGCTGTAATAGTTGTACTATTTCTTACTGCTCTTTCAACTCCTGTTGCTGTTTCACTTGGAGAAACAGAACCTTGTCTTTGTGGACTTATGCCGCTTATTCTATCTACTAGTGATTCTATTTTTTGTAGAATACCTATATATTGACCTATAACTGCGGAAGCAGCTCTATCTATTTCTGTAAATTGATTAAATGCTGGACTTTTACCTGCATTTAAACCTTCACCTTCTTCAAAAGAATTAATAAACATTACTCCTGCATTATTTAAATAATGAATCCATTCTGTAATATCCATGCCTTCACTTTTAGGTAATTGAGCTAAGTCCATTATAACTGCTTTACCTTTAGCTTTAGCTAGTTCATCTTCTAATCTATACCATATAATATTATATATGTATTGATGTGGTTTTAACATATCTACAAAAGATGTTGCTTTTGCATTAACGTTATTGTAAACTCTACCTACATAAGGAAGTTTACCATTAGATTGATAAGGTAATTCTTCTACATCTGCATAAATATCAGTACCTATACAAGTACCTTGATATATTGAATTTATCCATCTCCATTCTAAAACTGCTCCTGTTTCTTTTTGTTCAGGAGTTAATATATATGTATCATCAACTATAGTTTCTTCTACTTCTCCTTCAAGAGTTATTTGTTTAACAAATCCAATTTTTTTAGGAGACTTCCAAACAAAAGTAGCAACTTTTATATATTCAGAATTACTATTATAAGATGAAGTACCTCTACTTGAAACATTTACTTTAAGATCAACAGGTTGATATAAATAACCAGGAAAAAAATGACTTGTTGATGTACCATTACTTATATCACCATCACTAATTCTTTTTATTTCTGCTGTTGTTAATTCTTCACTATATTCATCTATTATTTGACTTGAACTTAAATATCTTTCTTCTCTACCCCAACTTGCATCTTGAATTTTTTTTAATTCAGGACTTTTATCCCATTCAAAATTTAAAGGATTAACTACTCTTACATCAGGTTTTCCACCTATAGAACCAGTAAAATATATTTCTTCACTTACAGCAAGACCATGACCAAGACCTTCATTAAATTTTTCTTTTAAATCTAATTGTTCATAAAAAATTTTTAATAAATTATTAGTATTTATTTCTCGTATATCTTTAAATGTTTTTTCAAAATTTTCAACAACTCTTTGAGGATCAGGAGGGGGTATTTTATTACCTTCTTCATCTGTAGTAGCTTCAAGTCCTAATTCTCTTCTAACAAGAGCTTGCATTGTTTCAGCTAATAGCTGTTGTTTTTTTTCTTCTATAGAAGTAATTACTTCACCTGCTGTACCTATTGCTGTCCATTCAAAAGGAGTTTCTAATTCTTCTCCCATTAAACTTTGAAATTTATCTGCTATAAGATTTATATTTCTAAATCTAGCAGGAAGAGATTCTTCACTAATTCCTATATTAAACTGATCATAAACATATTTAAAATCCGAAGGATCAAATATATTATTAAGTAAATTATAATTAGTTTGTTTTTCGTCTCTAGATAAACGACCATTTAAATTATAAGCATTAGAAAAACCTTCTAAAGCTTCCATTGTTTTAATAGCCCAATCTCTTGTTTTTTGTCTAGATGATATTGCTTGCGGAGGAAGACTATTAGTCATACTATTTGCTGCACCACCACTATATTGTGTTTGCTGTTTCATTTAATCTATTAAAAGATGTTTAGTAAAGGCTTTCTATCTCCTGACTTTAAATCAGACACGTAAGAATGTTGTTTAGAAAGATGCGAAATATCTCTCGGATTTCCTAATAAATTTTCTCTAAATGCTTTAAAAAATTTATCTCTATGGTCTTTGTCCTTAGCTTTCTTTATTCGTATGTTAAACATTTGATTATCATACAAAATAAGTAACATTAAAGCTATCATTCTATCGTAATTACCAAATTCTAAACTAAATGCAGCAGCTTCTTTAAGTAATGGTATTGATTTAATTGTATGTAAATACAATTCGCCATCACCATTAGGTACTATTGTTTCAAAATATTCTTTAACAAAAAATATTAAATCTTGTTGTTGTTTAGGAGGCATACCTATACCTTTATTTCCTCTACCTGAACCTGTTTTAACTCTTTTTTGACTATTATCTTGTGTTTTAATTATATCTGGTGTATCGGCTAATAAATGCAAAGAATGTTTTTGTTCAAAATGCATTTTAATAGAGTTACGTTCATTCTCATATAAATCAGTAGCACCATAATGTAACAATAACTTTCTTACATTTTCATGATGAATACGAGCTAATTGGGGTCTACCTGTATATTCAGCTACTATCTTTTTACATATTCTTCCATCAATTTCATATCTTTTCATTAATAAAGTACTGCCCATAGAAGCTGTATTATCAGCTTTATCTTGATCATAAGGATCAGTAGCAGCAATGTACATACCATAAAGAGGATTTTCTTCAGGGTCTTCCCAAATAACAAAACAACCATCTGGTTGTTGTCCTAATTTAATAGGAAAATCAGCAGGATAAAGTTTACCTTTTGTATCTCTTATAAATTTAGTTTTTCCTGTTTCTGTAATAACAATATCTCCATATTTACCTCTAAATTCAGTTTTCTCTTGTTGAGATTCTAAATATTTAATATGATCTTCTATAGCAGGTATATCAAAAATATTATCTGTTTCACTTAAAAAAGCTTCACTTGGTTTTTCAGGTCTATTTTGTAATTCAGAATTATATACAACTCTGTCATTTGCTTTAAGTGCTTTTTCTCTTCTTAATTCATTTTTACGTTTAGCTTTTTTACTATCTAAAATTCCTTCACTATCTCTAAATTCATTAAAGCCTACATGAGAAGGAACAAATAAACCAATTTTTCCTTTATGTTCATATATATCATCAAAAGATAAACACTCGTAAGCTTCTGTATTATAAAATACTTTTTTAGATTGAACAGTACTTCCACCTTCCATATCACCACCAGTACCCATACACCAAATAACTCCAAACTTATTATCTCCTGTATATGTACAATCTTTTAATGCTCCTAGTGTTCTACTAAGATTAGACATAAAACCAACTTCTTCAATATAATTAAGATTACCTCTAGTACCTGCTCCTGCAAAAGGATTATCTTTAAATGTACGATGTTGTATTTTACTTCTAGTACCTTTAGTTTGCCATTGTCCACCTATTTTAATATCATATTCATTAATAATAGTTTTACTAGGTTCCCATGAACCACTATAAGCTTTAATTAAAGGAGATGGATAAGTTTTTTTATTAACAACAACACTACCAGGAAGTGAAGATAATCCTAGTTTTACTTTTTTAAGAAGATCAGCAGAATATTTTGCATCATAAGCACCTACAAGTGTTTCAGATGAATATGGTTCTTTTTCTTTAATTCTTTCAAAATAATCATCGTAATCTAAACAACCATCTGTTAAAAAATTATGACCTATATTTGAAGCAGCATAATAACTTTTACCTGTACCTCTAGCTTCAATATCCATAACATTACTAGCTGGATTTTCATATTTAGCTTTACCTAAATCAGAACCATGATAAGTTCTTAAATAGTTTCGTACATCTACATATTTATAATTTTTATAAAAATCATATACATCAGGATAAAGTTCTTTACATATAGATATATTATTAGGAGCAAGTAATCTTAAACATGTAACTTTAAAATCTTTTTCAAAACCACTAAAACCTTTTGCTTCTTGATATATTAAAGATTTCTCCCAATCTAAATCTCTTAAATCTGGTCTACCTAGTTTTTTATTTTTAGATAAAGGGTCTTTACTTAAAAGTATACGCCAAAAATTAACATAAAAATAAAGATCAGGAGGCATCCATTTACCTCCCATCCAATGACCTTGTATTATACGTCTTTTTTGTTCTTTCCAGTAAGATAATCTTTGTGGATCAAAAGGACTATAATGAGGTATAGTAGGTTCTAAAAAAACTTGATTACTTATTAACATCTTGTAATTGTTCTAGTAATCTTTTAAAATTCTTTTGACGAATTTCAGATATAATTTTACGTCTTGTTTTCTTTACTTTAAATTTACCTAAATAATTAAGTATAATAGTAGGGTCTTCTTCTGTAGATACATTTTGTTTCATCTTAACTGTTAAGAATTTAAAAACAGAAGTAACAGATAAAGAAACAATATTAATATCTAAATCAAGTTCTTCAGCAATTTCTTTTAATATTTTAGTAATACTTACATCTAATGCCATTATATATTTCCTTGATCTGATTCACTTAATTCTTCATCACCTTTTTTACTTGTGCTATTTCCTTTTTCTTTTTCTTTAGATGCTTTAAGTTTTTCTAAAAGAATATGTTGTTTATCCATATTAAGAATAGTCTTATCTAAAAAATCAAATGTTTCTTCATCGTATTGTGTTATGCCTATTAAATCTCTTTTTTCTTCTAACTTTAATTCTATAACAGCTATAGTTTTTTCTACAGAAGTAAGAGTAATATTAACATAAGCTTCTTCTAAGTCTTTTATATTTTTATCATTTATTATTTTATCTACATCTTCACCTAATACAATTTTTATAGCATTAGCTTTTCTATCAAAAACATTTAAATTACTTAGAATACTTAAAGGATGAAAAACAAATTTTAAATACCACATTAATTTACTTGAACTTTCAGGTTCTTGTTTATTAAGAGTATAAAATTCATTAAAAGGATCAACATGTTTATATTGAGGATGGCTTACCCAAAAATCTAAAGATGCATCAAAGTTTTCTTCATGATTTGCCATTTTATGATATTGTTACTTTTATTGGATTACTTTCATCTAATAATTCTTCTTCTTCTTCTTCTAATAAATTAGTAGCTTCTAAAAGAGGTTCTTCTTGTAATATTTCTTTTTGTTTTGTTTCTGGAGGAAAAGAAGTTTCTGATAAAACACTAATATCTTTAAATACAAAAGTAACAGCATTAATAGGAAATAAAAAAGCAGACAATTCTTTTTTGTTTTGTCCAAAAATACCTTTCTCTCTTAAACTACTGATAGTATTATTAAATGTTGATTCATCTATTTCTAATTGTTGTTGTACTTCTTTACGTCTGTCTGTAGAAAGAACTAGTTCAGTTAAATAAGGTTCTTTAACTTGTTCTTTAAGAGTGGAATAATACAGAACTAATTTTACTAATACATTAAATTCTTGCTTTGTTAAAGCACTTTGAAATGCAAATAAACTTAGATATAAAGAAACATATTCTTCTTTACTAGAATAAGTAACTGTTATTCTTTTTAACATTTTTACTTTATTTAAAATTAACTTTAACCTCTTAATCCTGATGTAAACAAATAATCTGCTATAATTTTTTTATCTACAACTTGATGCCATTTAGTTACTAACTTTTTTCTTATAACAGGTCTTTCACCTGTAACAGTTTGTATAACTATTTTTTCTGATCCTAAATCTTTTTTAAGAACCCATAGTGTATAAGATAATCTTATAAGAACAAATTTATCTTTAACCCATTTAGACCCTCTTTCTATACCATCACCTATTTCTATAACAAAACCATAATCTTCTGGTTTCCAATAAATAGAATCTTCTTCTACAGTTTCAATATGTTCTTTATTACTTTTTATTTTATCTTTCATTTTACTTTATATCATACATAAAAAAACCTATTGTCTTTCGACAATAGGTTAAAATAAATAATAATTTATTAATTACACTATAAATGCAATTATCTTATTTTAGTTTTTTTTTTACCAGTTTTTTTGGCAGCAGCTACTTTTGATTTAAGAATTTTTTCATCAATAGCAAGACAAGAATCAATAATTTTAGATACAACTTCTATAGCTTCTTGTTTTGTTTTTTCATCTTTTTCATAACATCTTAAATCAGTAGCAAGTTGTTTTGAATCTTCAACATTCATTCCTTTTTTTTGAAATAAATCAAATAAAGGTTTTCTGCTCTCTAGGTTTTTTTGTAATAGTATTTCAGCTTTCATGTTAATTAAATTTTAGTTTAAAATTTTCAATCGGTTTATCTTTAGTTGTTATTTTTTTTATAACAAAATCTTTAACTTCTTTTTTAACAGCACCTATTGTTATTATTCTAAAACAATTTTTACTACTACATTTATATCTACCTTTACCATTAACAGGTTGTATTTTATTAAGTATGCAATAATCATTACTGCATGAAGAATCAATAGTGCTTATTTGTTGAGGCATTAATTTAACTATTTTTTATTATAGATGCTATTTCATGCACATAAAATTCATTTAAAGTGTAACCATTTAATATAGATTCAGTTCCACCTTTAATAGGAAGAATATAATCTCCTGCATTTAAATTATAATTAAATTTATCAACTATAGTAGGACAAAAAGCTATAACTTTCATAGCATATCGAATAGAATCTACTTTAAGACTATGTTTGTTTACAGTATCAGAAAGTAAAATTTTACTATTTGTTGATTCAAATAATATATCAGGAATAGGTAAAACAGCTATTCTTGAATTAATTGGTTGATACCCTTTAAGATCATTTAAAATATCTTCAAATTTTTTATGAAGTTGATTATATTTTATTAAATCTTGTTTACTTAATTCTTTTATTTCTTTTTCACTTAATTTTTTATATTGTACTTTCATCTTAATTCTAATTTAAATCTTATATTATTAATTGATAATTTTAATGTTGTAGAAGATCTTAATGCTTCTGGTTTTGAATATGTTAAATGTCTATTATAAAGTTGTAAACAAATCATATCGTAAGCTTTTTCTTCTAGTACTATAGTAAAATAATGACAATTTTCATTTAAATTTTTACTTAGTTTAGATAAAGCATCACTTATTTCTTCAGCAAATAAAATCAAATCATTATAATTTTGTATATTATATATCATTTTATTTAAACTTTAATACAAAAGAAGAACGAGATTTTCTTTTTTCTTTTACTTTTTTTTCTTTCTTAATTGTTTGTCCATTAAATACTAAACGAGCAATAGCTTTTTCTCTTTCATTATTTTCTTTAACATAAAAACTATCATCAGAAACAAATGTTTCTTTTTTAGAATAATGTATAGAATTTTGATTAAAACCAGAAGGTAAATAAGCAAAAAGACCTTGACATGTTAAACATTCAGGTTCTTTTTTTGGATGTATACGTCTGTGAATAACTGCTTTATTATATATCTTAGCAGGTAAACTTTCTTCATTTTCTATATGATCAAATATTTGTCGGCCTTTTAATATCATAGTTTTATCCTATTACGTTTAAAATTTTTTCCCATGTTTCATCTGAATATAGTAATACAGTATTTAAACCATTACGTTTTTCTACTATAAGAAAACCTTTTTCATTTACATACATACAACTAATATCTTCTCTTAAATTTTTCATTTTAAATACAAATTTTTTAAATTCATATTTAGGTTTAGGTAATTCTTTAAGATAATAATCTTCTGTAGCTTTTTCGTTTTCTGCTTGAATTTTAGCTATTTCTTCAGTATTTGTTACTAGTACTACTTTAGCTTCTAATGCATCCATAACTCTATTTAGTGGTTTAACTTTTATTTCATTGTTTAACAATATTGAACTTTTCATTTTCAAATATCGGAAATAATGCTTTAAAATGCAAAAGAAAAGGCTTTTCTTTTTAATTTAGTTAAAAAAATTTTGCAAATATAAATATAAAAAAGACCTAGAGAAAGAAGAACCGAATTTAATTTTTATTATTAAATTTATCTCTTTCTTTATGGTTATTACATTCATTATCTTCTTTTATTTTTTCTATTATTTTTTTAAAGTTTTATTAAATCTATTAATTAATTCTCCTACAAGAAGATCATAATCTTCATTTGGTCTTGCTGGAATATGTCTAGCAGGTACTTTTTGATTTTCCATCATAGTATCTGTTATACTGTCCACTTTTTCTAATAATTTTTTATCTGATAAAGTGCATAATTCAAAATTTACTAATGCATTCATAATTCCCACTCATTTAATAAACAATATGTTATAACTTCTTGATCTACAGTTTTAAATAAAAAATCATTCCATTGTGCGCCATTATTAAGAACTTGACAAGCTGTTGACCATCCATTAATGTGCTCTTTAAATTCATCAGCATTTCCCGTTTTTACATCATGTATATGTGCATGTATAATATGATCATTAATTACTTCGCCTAATTCTTCTACTTTTTCATTTTTATTATTATCTCTATAATAAGGCCAAGCTTTATTTTGTCTATAAACTAATCTACCTTTAGATTGTCCTCTTTTATGAGAATCATATACTATTCTATCAGCTTCTAATACAGCTACACCATCTTTGTTATAAGTATTAAATTTTTTTAAACCTCTAGAACCTGTGTTAGTAGTGCCATGATATTGTCCTATATATCTAGTTTCTAAAAACAAATAAAAAGTATCATCAAATTTATTATAAGCATCTTCATCGCTTCTGACACCTATTAACCAATAATCTTCAGGTAGTTGTTTAAATCCTTTTGCATTACTAATTACTCTATTAATCAATTGTCCACTTGTATATGGTTTTACATTTTTCATGTTATTATGTTTAATTGTTTTAATAATACTTTTAACTCAGATTTATTTTTTACTGTACCTACAAATAAAATACTTGTTAATCTATTTTTTACATGATAAATAAATATTTTATGCTCATTATTGAACTCAAAAAAATAATGTTTAAAGGTATAAGTATCGTATTCTA